TCTCTAGAAGTAACTCCGCAAGGTACGATCCATCCTGACCCGTGATTCCAGTTATTAAAGCTGTCTTCATAGTATGGGTATTATTGTTCTGAGTATAGCATAAATAATCTTACATATCAATGATGCTTGTGGAAAAAGTAAAGGTCGTAAAAGCATATGGTTACCACTTCTATAAAGTTTATAACTTTTTACCAGAAGAAGAGTTAAAAGAAAGATTTACATCTGCTACAAAGTGGTTAGAAGAAAATAGAAAACCAATTACTGAAGAAGTATTCCCACCAGAAGCATCATGGAGATTACTGGAACTGGGATTTGATAACGAACCTTTATGGAAAGAATATTATAGAAGATTAGATATACATATAAAAAAATATTGTGAGATAATAGGTCTCCTAAACAACACTATAGAATTACATTCATCCTGGATCACAAGACTTAAGGACTTAGATTTTGAAGGGGAACATGACCTAAAAGATTTAGAAAAAAGAATGAGACAGCATAGTACCAAAGGTAATATGCATGCTCATCATAAATTCAATCCCATCACTACAGTTTACTATCTAACAAATCCTCATCCAAAATATGGGACTAGTATAAAATTCCCAGGTGATACATATCAAACTAATGTAGGACAAGAAAACTCATTAATAATATTTGATGGTAGACTAGAGCATAGTGCAATATATCCACCATTAAATATGACACAGAAGCACCCTAGAATAACAGTGGTAGCAGACTATGCATACATTGATAGGGTATTATATAAAGGAGAGTGATATGACTAGAGCACAGATACAAAAAATTAATGGAAACTACTTCTGCAAATTCCATGAATTTCTCCCTGATAATATTGTTAAAGATCTAATAGAAGATTGTGATAAAAGAATTACTGACGCTAAGATTAAACCAATTGATATAACAGTCTGTACATCTCCTCTACGTAAAGAAGGTGAGTTAATAGGTTATGATCAATTCCCACCAGAGAAGTCTGACGGATTCTTAAGAGATATAGAGAATGATACTGGTATGTGGAAGACAGTATTAGAGAGATCTAGATTAGCAATACTTCAATACTGTAAATTAGCAGATATAGATCACACTAGAATAGGTTTACATTCTTTATTTGCTGCAAGACTTTTTAAACTTCCAGAACAAAATCCAGAAAAAGCATTAGCAAGATGGAATAGATACTCTGCCTTTAATAATCTACACAGAGAGAATGGAAGAAACTGTCCTGTAGGAAATGTTTATAGTGATACTGGTTCTGCACCAAATAATGTAGTGAAATTAATAATATACTTAGAGATACCTGGTTCTGAATATGGAACAATGGTGCAAACAGATACTAAACAATTATACTTCCATGAACCAAATGCAAACAGTGCTTTTGTATTCAACCCTAAGTTAATGCATGCTGCAATCTATCCACCATATGAAGTAATTAAAGATGTTGGAAGACGCACTATAGAAATTGATGTTAACCTAACAGATGTAGAAGGATACCCAGATTAAGGTAAGACCCAATCAGGTACTTCAAAAGGATCATTAATATACCAGTCAAATATTATATTAGTAGGTGGTGTCTTCTCTATAGTCCTAGGATTATGTGGAAGAATATTATAATTTGGAAGTTCACTAGTATTAAAAATAAATACAGAATTCTCTACACCAGTATGATGATAAACTTCTGGTGTCTCAACATGAGTTCCGAATAATCCATCGGTCTGTAGATAATAAACACACCTAATAAAAGTTTTATGTACCTGAATATCAGTAGATATTCTAGGTTCATTTGTATTTCTTAATCCAACACTACCACCCATTTGATTCCAAGTATCAGGAACATTCTTATTACTCTCATATAAACGAGAGAATATTCTATGCTCCCACTTAGGTCTAGGTACTCCTTCAAATGGTTTATAAGTTATCCTTTCACCCCAACAAGAAAATGGAATCATTGAAGACCAATTTATATCTGACTTATCACAATACTCATATACCAAATCCCTAATCTTTAAACAAAATATATTCCAACATCTCTCTGAATATGGGAAGAATGAACTTGGACTTAATGATAGACCATGACAATCAATAATAGCTTCTGTTATCTGTAAGATTCCATTATCACCATCAACTAAGTTATTAGCAAAATGCTTCTCAGATGACTTGAGTATATCTAATCTCAAATCTTCTGAGAAGACATCGTTCTTACTGTAAAGATAATCACTTTGCATAATAAGATGGTGGATTTAAAGGTGAAGGTTTACTCATCAACTCAGTACTATTTGGACACATAGAACAAACCAGTTCTGCTTCTCTAGAAAAGAATTCTTCTATATTACCATCAGGTTCTAATGGTATATACTTGAGGTAAGGATTCCATTCTTCAGATAAATCAGGATACTTTTCTTTTTGTGTGGGAAGATATGCTAAAGGAGCACACTTATATATCTTACCATTATACAATTGAAAATTCTCCTGTCCAGTTGGACAGTTATTCCAACTCTCTTGGAAGTCTCCTTTTAACGGTTTAATATTAGAACCATATCCAGCATACCCTTTCAACCAATAGTGAGTTGCATCATGAATAACATATTCTATACCCCATTCATCAATAGTTTTAATAGACTTATCAAATAATTTTAAGTATGTTGGATCTTCAGAATGTTTTGTAATAGTTAGACTACAACCAGTATCACGTAATGCTTTAGGAAGATCAGGATGTTTATTAATTAATAAAGCATTACTTACCAATTCAAATTGCTGATCGGATTCTATATTCCAAACCTCTTTGGTCATATAGATGATCTCTATAAGATCCTTATTCAATAAAGGTTCACCACCAAGCATAGATAATTCCCTTGGTCTAATCTTATCAACCCAAGGTAAGTACCATGATTTTAATTCATCAACACTAAAATCTTTTCTATATCCATCATTAGTATAATGTCCACAACCTAAACAAGTAAAATTACATGAGTCGGTAACGTGCCATTCAAGATGGGGGATCTTGACTACTGACTTCATGTTCATACATCCCCTGACTGGACACATACCATCCAGTCGCAATATACTTATCACTCATTGGTGGATTACCTCTATGCAAATGTGTAAATGCACCTGGCCAAATTACAACTCTACCTGCTTTAGGTTGTATCTTTAATTGTTGGTATAACCATTCAGTCTCACCACCTTCATCAACATCATTAAAATATACCATCCATGCTAAAGTTCTTTGAACAGCATCCCATGTAGTATCTTCACAATGAAATGGATGATAACCTTGTAATGGTTCTGTCTTTTGTAATAGACACAAACTACTATGATAACTAAAGTTTTTTAAATATGGATACCAATTGATATATTGCTTTAAACAATGATTAACCCCTTCCATACAATAGTCTGCTTCTGCTGGAGAAAATGCAGATATGCAAATTTGTTTATCTTGTACGTAAGGTGTGTCTCGACCAGCAAGATATGAACTAGTATCTACGTAGTTCTTTATAAACTCACAAAAGTTATCTGGGAATACATCATCCCAGACACCAATAAAATCTTGTTTTAAAAAGACAGAGGGTTTTATAACAACCCCCTCTTCATTTTCATGTGTCAATCTAACTTTCCTAATCACGTAACTTCAACCGATTGTAAATCTTCAGCAATACACTCCATGATTGAAGTGTATTCTCTTTCAGGATCTTCCCCTGTGAACTCTAACTCATTCTGATAATAACGTCTAATCTTTTTATACAGTTTTGGATTTTTAACATCTAAGTAAATTTCTTTGTTTACAGCAGCACGTAATGTGCTTAGGTCCTTCTTGAACTTAGTTGTGAGAGTCATTGCTCTGATTGGTTTACCCAACCATTATAGTGGAACTACATTATGTAGTCAACTAAAAATAGTTCACAATAATAATCGAACGAACTGTCTGATCTGTACATGTTGTACTAGAATGTTCTTTACTTGGATCAAAAAATAAAATTCTATTCTCTCTACATTCAACCTCAGTACCATCCTCAAGAACAGTACAAGAGTCATTATCATTCAGATATAATATTAAACCTTTATGCTCATAAGGATAATCAGTATGCATACCATGATAGATCCTTTCAGATGTTTGATATGACATATTTGCTCTTGCCCGTATCAAAGCTTTTGGTCTAACTTGTTTGAATATAGGTACTAAGAGTTTAAAATATTCACTAATAATCTGATAGTCAGAATAGAAGGTGTGTGTAAAATACGCACCTTCTCCTTCTGCATTTTCAGAAGATACACCCCATGATAAAAACCACGGGATAGTATTACTTCCCATAACAACTTCTTTGATAGATTCAAAAGATTCTCTATCTAAAAAGTTATCAGATATCACATGGTCCATCTAATCTACGCTCAAATTCACGATACTCTTCTGATTTAAAATTGCCAGCATATGTATCTGCAGGAGGCCAAGTTGGTTTTACCAATGGTCTTACATGTCTAGTATCATCAAGAACTCTAAGTTCTAGTAAACCAAACTCACTTTCAATTCGATAATTTTGTCCTCGTTCGCATTGACTTACAACACCTTGGAAGTTATCTCTAAATTCCTCTAGTGTAATTGTTTCAGTTGCATTTTTCTCTAAGGGTTTCATTGGACTTCCTCGTCGAGTACTTCTTGTAAGCAAGAGTATTTAACCTTGCCATTATAGGGGGAATCATCCCAGTCTGCTGGTCTCCAATGGAAATACATATTCCTATAGTAATCACCCCTGAATGGTGTGATTCTTGAGTGGGGACATAAGCTCTCATATAATAGCATATCTCCCCTCTCGAAGACCACTTTATGTATATTCTTTTCATGATCAACAAACTCCAAAGGCCAATTAGTTCCCTTTGGAGATTCGTCAATAAAAATAATACAACTGATTACATGGGTCTGCTTCCTATCTCTATGACAACAAAGAATAGAGTTTGGAATATATTCTCTAATACCATACCCAGCAGAATAAACAAGAGATGTATTAGACCATCTCTCCATCATAGGTCTTAAACGTTCACTCCATCTATTAATTAATTCATCAGGAATATGATCTATTAAAGATATTGGTGTGTCTGAACCTCTAACTGCTATTGAACCATCAGCAACTAATTCATCAAATTGTTCATCAAAAAAAGTATAATCCTCAGTAACTTGATTAGGATTAAACCCTTGACTATAATGACCAAAGATTTCTACATACAAATCCTGTGGTAATTTTACTTTTCTAAAACCTTCCTTTGTAAACTTGGGCCATTTCATCTCAACTTAGGACCATACATCCAAGTTACTAAAGACACTCTTCTACCAGTAGTTACAGGAGTAACTTTATGCGGAAGTCTAGAATCAAAAACAATTATTGAACCCTTCTCTTTAGGCATTTTAACTTCGTTATTATGATAGTCTAATAGTATAAGATCTCCACCCTCATATTCACTTGGGTCTGAGACTAAAAGACTTGCACTTAATTTACGTGTCCAATCTCCTCTCTTAGATGTACCATAATCACTATGCCATCCATAGTGACCACCTTCTCCACCACCTTGATCTTTTCCTAGGTAAACAGAGATCTGAATACTCTCTAACAGATTTAAATCATATTCCCAATTTCTTCTATTTGCAATTCCAATATAATGAGACATCAAACTACATGCCCAATGATCTTCATACCACCATTGTACCTTTGAATTTCTTACCGCACGATCATTTCTTCCATGTAAATCACCACCTACACCAGCATCTTCAAAAGGAACTCTATCCCTCTCCATCTCTTCAAGTTCTTCAACCATGATATCAACTAACTTATCAGGTACTTTCTCAACAAAGTACCAAGCAGCATGATCTGTAACGTTATGTGGTTCCATCATATCATTCAATTACAAGTATTTTACATGGGCAATTAACCCTTGTCAATCTCAGCTTTTATGTAGGAGACTATCAGAACTCCTCTTCTACCAGTACTTCTATTATATGCATAATGTTCTCCTTCCTCATCAAATATATTAAGATCTCCATTCTTTAATAATCTTGTCTCACCTCCACATACTAATCCACTATCACCATCCTCTGGTACATCTAAAGCAAAGTGGAATTTATATACAGTAGAATCCCAATACTGTGGATCTATTCTCTTATCACCATCAGAATGTGGATCTAACTCTGCCCCTGATTCTAGTATAGAGAACACAGCAAGAACTGGTTTTATTTCTTGTGCTAATAAAAGATCAGTTGTAAAAGACTGTCTTATCTCTAAAGGTACAACCCTAATCGCATAGCGATTAAAAATCATAGGACATACTTGCCACTTATATCCAGTCTGTGTTGGAACAAAATCAGAGAAGTCTCCAGCATTAGCAGTAAGATTATAAGTATGAGAATAGTCAAAGAAGTATTGCCTATCCCTAAACCTAATATAATCCTTCTTAATCTGTTCTAGATTATCTGTAAATATACTGGTATCTATTTTAGTTGCTTCGTTAATAAACATTTTTAAATAGGTTGTAACTGGAAGTTCTCATCATAATATGCATATTGCATCCCATCTTCTTTAACATCTCCAAAATTAAAATACTTTTTAGAGAGTACACTTCTTTGATGAGATCCTTTCTTCTCGGAATGCTTTGTGTGTCCAAGATCCCATTTAAATCCTGTAGGGTGTGATGCGATTACGTCTCCAGGTTTTGCCTTGAGACCCATCATCCCACTGTACAAGAATTTCTTCATGAGAGGGAAACTTTTAAGAGCAATATGAGCACGTTGCCTAGGAGTAAACTCCGTAGGATCACATAGGTATTTAACATCCCAACCAACATCACCTACACGTCCAGATTCCATTACCCTAATATTATTAGCAAGTTTAATAATCTTATCCTTTACATAATCAGGTGAATGCTTATCTTTGATGGCATACCACTCCTCTTTAAGATAGTCAAACTTATTCTTATATTCAATACAATAAGGACAAACAAGTATCTGCTTGCCTTTAAAATCAAATCCAATAGTATGACCTACCTTCTCTTCTGGTGGTCTTCCAGGTGGTACATCATAAGGAACATGTATATCACAGATCTCTCTGAGATATAAACCTATCCATTTTTCAATTGCTGCTGGCATTAACGTACCTCAAAATTTAGTTTACGAACTTTACGCTTTCGTCTTTGTTCTTGCCAAGCAATATCATCCTTACTTAAAGATGATGATTGATCTTTGGCATGGTTCTGAACCATTATAACCTTACTAAGATCATTGGCACTAACCTGTTCGTCATATACTATCAGTCTATTAGGACATCCGCAACCCTGAGGTTTAGATGAACTAGTTATCTCAGTTTTACATTCTTTACATCTTACTATCATTGTTCTAACCTGACATATTAATTGTTAAAGATAATCGTGGTTCTTTATTCTCTACTACAGCATGCATTGTACCTGCTGGTAATATAATAACACTACTAGGATCAGCAGTCTGTTTTCTTCCATTTACTTCCCATACACATGTGCCATAAATGGGTTTAACAATTACATGATACTCATGTTTATGTGGATCAAAACTAGATCTATTAAACTCACTCCCATGACTGAGATATAAGTTAGCATTAGTCTCCGATCCTTTTAATTTATACAGTTTATTATCTAATTCTCTTAGGTCACTTGTTAAGTCCATTATATTGTTTAAAAGACTTGTGAATCCTAAGTCATATAAAACTTTCCATCTATCATAATAGAGATACCCTTTAGAATCAAAAAATCCATTAGATACGTTACCACATTGATTGATAACTTCTAATGAAGGTTCTGGCCATCTATATTTAATTTGTAGAAGATCTAATATCTTTTCTTCATCAATATCTATCTCATGATCTGAGATTACTTTAGATGCTGTCTGAAGGTAAAGATCATCAGGAGACTTCTTTTTACTCGGTATCCTCTGATCCATCTTCATCTTCCTCACATTCAAATTCTGTTATAGCATCAATAGGAACTTCTGCTTTTCCTATACGATACCAAGGAACATTATCACCTGTCTTATAACTTGGTCTCTCTCCGATGTATTCTAAATCTGGGAAACTATGCTCTCTCAATACTGCTTGTAGTCTCCAATGTATCAACTCAGTTTTAGTAACCATCGCTTTTAAAATAGTAAAGGTGGGAGGTTGGATTCCTGTATTACCAACAAGAGACGGGCATTACTACAGTAAGTAAGATTACATCCCTGCCTGAGACCCGACTGGTAAGTCGATTCTGGTTCACTAGAACCAGCAGCACCACCTGTGTCTCATCACCTTATCCAGCTATATGCCAGAAAGATTATTCAGTCACTCCCTGTCACAACCGCCGTTGCAACAAAGGTATTATACATGAGTGACTACCACTTGTCAACTACCTCTTAGGTGTGTAATGATCTGAGAAGAGTTGGTTTGGTTTCTTCTTCTCAAACTTAGGATCATCATCATAGTCGTCAAAATTATTATTGTTATATCCTTTGGTAGGAGCACCTGTAACAATATCTAAATTCTCACGATGAGCTCTTGACATATTATACAATGCCATCGACTCAGTATTTTTTTGCATTACAGCAGGTAAGATTGAATTCTCATCATCCCCTACCTGTTGGGCAATGTAATCCATAAACCCAGATACATTATCTGCACCAAAATCTCCTAGGTCATTCCTATTAACATGCTTAATACCTTGGTTCTTGTCTAAGTCCATAATCGTCAGTGGTGATAAAAATTTCCATTAGGATGGAACATGGGGTCCTCTTCTGGAACCCTATTATATAGTTGTGATTGTCCCTTAAAATACTTACGTCCTTCCAATTTATTCAGAGCATTACAAACACCGAGTTGCCCTTTGGGTGATGATAACTTTGCGACTAATTCTGGATCTATCTTCTTATTCGGAAATTTTTTTAATCCATCGTATTGATGGGGTTGCTTAGTAACTCCCGTTATAGAATCTGGGAAGTCGTCAGATGCAACTCGGTTCATAATGTTAGCAGCAACACCGTATTCGTCGTTAGAATGTCGGTATGCTTCAACTTGTACTACTCTTGCTATCTCTACATACTCAGATGGATCGAGAGTAGAGTACATTAAACATACTAAAGGGATTGGAATCATAACAAAAAAACTTTTAAGGGGTTAAGTGACTTAGTGTGATAGCAGTCTTTTGAATCTTATTATACATGAGGATTAACTCCTCTGACGAAACATGCTCCCATTTCCGATACAAATCTTTAAGTTGACTGACGTACTGTGCATTATCTCCTGATGAATCTACGTCTGACATACGATTTGCAACTATGGACTTGACTAGCATGTCCCTAGTATACTTGCTTGTCATTAAGTTGTACTAGTAACCCAACATAGAAAAATGTGTACATGAAACGTAAAAAGCGGAGCAAAATAAATTGCTACCACATGTCAAAATTCTTCTACTTGGCTGATTTTACCCGTGAAGGTAATAATTATTTAGGAAAAACTTTTAATTGAGAGGACCTCTATTTGATCACGTTTGTCTGGATCTTCTGCTGTCCACTCAGCAAATTCATCATAAATTGCCATAGCATCAAACCTCCGCTTATGATCATCATCTGATTCATACCAAAGTTCTGATATACGGTCAATAGACCATTCATGTACAAATGTAACAATCTCATTCGTGGTCTCGTTCATAATAAATGTCCTGTAAAATAGGAATTTCCTGCAATAATAACTCTATTATCACATTGATTCTCAGGAACATAGTGTTCTAAAAATCCAGGAAAGATTACAATCCTTCCACTCTTTGATTCTACACTTTGCTTACTGGTTGTAAACACTAATGGGGAAGACCCTTTAGGAGAATTTACAAAGTAAACAAACGAATAAAGACATGGATAATGAGTATGACTTACTGTGAAGTCTCCTCTATTATACTTTGCTATCCAATAGTGGTCAACCTCATGTGTTGATATGTCTGCCTGTGGAAGAAATCCTAATGCCCAATCAAAAAGATTTTTAATATTAGGATCTACTACATCATAATATACCTCAGTCTGAAGTGCTCTAACATTTGTAAGTCCACCATCAGCATTATATACTTCTCTAGTTAAAGGGAAGTAATCTACATCAATAGAATCTGCATATGGATAATCTTTAATTATAATGTCATGTGTCTCCTGAACCTTCATAATAATCTTTTTTATAATATCTCCCTAATACATTACTGTTGTAATATGCAGGAGTACCATCATCAAGGGACTCAGTTAAAACATTATTTAAAAATAACTGTCTTGTCTCTTCGTAATTTACTTTTCCTTGAGATTGATAGAGTCCGAGGATTTCTCTTTTGAATGTACTATTCCCCAGAAGTTTCCTGTCTTCGTTAAGTTCTTTAGAACTTCCGTAGTATGCCTTCCAGTTACTCTCACTCGTCCGTTTGCGTCTGCTACCTCTATGCTTTCGATGCTGTTGGAAGTTCTTCCTACCGATGTACTTCCTACCGCTCTTGATATTTGTAATGCAGTAGACGTAACCGAAGAAGTCGCCAATATCAGCAGAAGTGAAAGTTGAACCTTGATATATCCAGGGGTTTTCATAATCTCCTTCACTATTTGAGGTCTTTGTGGTGGGTTCCATCCCATAATCTTTATTGTCATGTCAAATATTTAGTAATAATTTCCAAGTCTCTTTATAATCTTCCACATTATAAACTGTACCCATCATATTATCAAGTATTGCCATTGCTAAAGGATAGTCATTCTGACCTTCCTTCATCATATCACCAAAGAAGTGTACATCATCAGTCTTATCAAAGTCTCTTAGAATCTGACTCTTATCAGATCCCTTTGGTCCTATATCAATACCTGTCTGTCCTCCAAGTGCTACAGTTAAGTCTGGAAAGTTATATAAAAGTCTTCTTGCTATGTAAGTTCTCTCACCATGTATATTATCCCAACTAATATATTCTTTCCTACCAAGCATTGGATCAGGATCTCTACCTAAGATACTAAAATTAACTCCACCTGGTCTCTTCTCAATATGATTACCATTGCGAACTGGGAACTTACTAAAGTTCAATTCATCTTTTAGATGCATCTCTACATCTTTAGGTAAATCCCATTCATCTCTATAGATAATAAGATCTCCCTCATACACATCAGAACCAGAGCAGTTATAAACTCTCTTACAAGAATTATAAATCTCTGGTGTAACCTGTTCTAAGGTCTTCTCACGGTCACTACCAGTAACCAGAGAGACATGATTGTTTTTAATAAACTCTCGGAAGAACTCTGCGAACTCTGGTTCAATCTTCTTCCTACTAGGAGTCAAAGTCCCATCAACATCAAAAATATATTTACGCATTGTTAATTGTATTTTTCAAAAATATGTACAACAGAATTGTAATACATACCCATACTATAAATGTGGTCATAATTTAAATCCTGAGAAGGTGTCCTTTTTAACATCCTGCTTGATACCACCAACAACATAAGATTCAACCTCTGTCTCCTGTGGTGCTACTTGTAATCCCTTAGAAGAGATCCAGTGTGCTGTCCAAGGTAGTGGATTATTCTTAGCAGGTATATCGTATGCTGGTTTTAAACCAATGGACTTCATACGACGGTTGGCAATCCACTCAACATACTGCTGAAGTAGTTTGTCATTCAATCCTATCATACTTCCATCCTTAAACAAATACTCTGCCCATGCTTTCTCTTCATTCACACACCTATCAAACATCTTATATGTCCACTCTTCCTCTTCTTTAACTATCTGAACCATATCAGGATCATCACCCTTCCTCCAGAAGTTTAATATATTTTGCGTGAGGGCAAGATGTTGGTTCTCATCTCTGGCGATAAGGGAGATAATTTTTGCTGACCCTTCCATAAGTTTGAGTTCACCAAAGGCAAAGCTGCAAGCAAAAGAGACGTAAAAGCGAATACCTTCAAGGATGTTAACATTGGCGACTGCTCTATAAAGTGAACGTTTTAAATCTTTTCTAGTCCATTCTTCTGATGGAGATCCTTTTGAATCTTGTCTCCACATACTTCCCTGACCCCACTCTTGTGCATAGTTAAGAAAAGTATCATAAGATTCTGTTACACTAGCAGCACGATCTAAGATACGTTTGTCATCTAGTATAGTATCAAAAACCTCAGAAGCATCTGGATATACATTCTTAATAATATAAGTGTACGATCTGCTATGGATCATCTCCATGAATGACCATACTTCCATACATGATTCTAACTCAGGTAAAGAACAATAAGGAAGGAATGCCATACCAGGAGCACGACCTTGAACACTATCAAGCATTATCTGGTACTTCAGATTAGAAGTATATACATGCTTCTGCTCTGGACGTAACTGTTGATAGTCTCCTCTATCCTTCTGTAAGGATACCTCTTCAGGTCTCCAAAAGTATCCCAGTTGCATAGTAGTCAGTTTCTCAAACTGAGGATACTTAAAATTATCATAACGTTGAACACCTAATGGTGCTCCAAAGAACATTGGTTGCTTCTTAGTATTAACCTTGTCGGTATTAAATACCGTCATCCCCTTAACACTGTTCTTCTTCATATTAACTCCTGAGGATACTTGAAAGTTGTAATTTTCCATTATATTTTACACGACTCACAATCATCTTCATCATCTATATTACATAACTCTGACAATAATGATTCTTTTGATTCTGGAACATCATCATGCCATCCTACAGGATGTGTTGGTTCATCATCACTCTTCATATCATGAGTGTTCTGATAATAAGATGTCTTCCAACCATACTTGTATGTGGTTAATAAATCCTGTGCCATAACTGATACAGGAACCTCATTATCATCATAATGTTCTGGATTATAAGACCAGTTACCACTAATCGCTTGATCAAAGAACTTCTGCATTACTGCTACGACATTGATGTAACCCTCATTGGATTGCATATCCCACAATAATGTGTAGTTATTCTTCAAAGACCCATAAGACGGAACAATCTGCTTAAGAGGTCCCTTCTTTGATTTTTTAATGGACAAGTAATCTCTAGGTGGTTCGATACCATTGGTTGCATTTGACACAACGGAACTGCTCTCCGAAGGCATTTGTGCGGACAATGTTGAGTGCCGTAAACCGTAGGTGGTGATATCTGTACGTAAGCCATCCCAGTCATGCTGAAGTTCCTCAGATGAAATTTCATCTACGTCCTTCTTGTATGTATCAATAGGAAGGATTCCATCAGCATATTTGGTACGATCAAAATACTCACATGCACCTTTCTCTTTTGCAATCTCATTAGAAGATTTTAAAAGGAAATATTGAAAGGATTCTGATAGTCCATGAACAGCATCCCATGCCTCTTGTGATCCATAGTTATAACCAAGTCTAGCAAGATAATGTGCCAAACCAATGAATCCAACACCAAGAGATCTACGTGCCTTTGTAGCGGTCTCTGCTGCCTGTACAGGATACCTCTGATAATCTATTAGTTCTTCAAGTCCACGAACAGAGAGATCACACAACTCTTCTAGTTCCTTATCGGATCTCACCTTACCAACATTGATAGCAGAAAGAATACATAAAGCAATCTCTCCTTCATTATCATCAATGTGTTGAATAGGTACTGTAGGTAAAGTGATCTCTTGACAGAGATTACTCATCCTCACCATATCCTTAAAGGATGAATGAGTATTGCAATGATCTATATTCATGATATAGATACGTCCAGTCTCTGCTCTCTCCTTAAGGAGATCTAAGATAAGTTCTTGGGCAGAGATAGTCTCTCTCGGAATATCCTCCTGCCGTTCGTATCTTTCGTAGAGTCCGTCGAACTCGTCAGTACCAAAAGCGTCATAGAGACCAGGAACATCGTGAGGAGAGAATAAACTAATATCCTCACTTTTGATAAATCGCTCATAAAATAATTTACTTAACTGGATGGAGTAGTCGAGTTTTCTGACTCGGTTGTCTTCGGTTCCTTTGTTGTTTTTGAGGACGAGGATGTCTCTGATTTCCTTATGCCAGATAGGAAAGTGGACAGTTGCTGATCCACCCCTGATACCGTTCTGAGTACAGCATCTGACAGTGCTCTCAAATTTTTTGAGGAAGGGGACCACACCTGTGTGTTGTACTTCACCTCCTCTGATTTTGGAGTTGATTCCTCTGATCCTCCCCGCATTAATACCAATACCAGCCCTCTGTGCGACATATTTGCCAATAGCCATATCAGAGCTAAAGATACTATCGAGGGTGTCATCAGAATCAACCAGAACACAAGATGCAAATTGACGAATAGGGGTCCGTACTCCCGCCATGATCGGGGTGGGGATGTTGATTTTGTGCTTACTTGTTGCGTCGTAGTATCGTCGGACATAATCGAGCCTCTTTTCTATAGGATATTTTGCAAAGATCGTCATTGCGATCAATATGTACATGAACTGGGGAGTCTCATACACTTCACCAGTACTTCTGTCTTGAACTAAGTACTTGTCAGCGACTTGACGTAACCCTGCGTAGGTGAATAAAAAATCCCTACTATGGTCTATAAATGAATTCGCTTCTGCAAATTCTTCTTCTGTATAGTTAGCTAAAATCTCTGCGTCATAGATGCTTTTATCAACACACTCCGTAACATGTTCCAATAAATCAGGGAGATCACGTAATCTTCCGAAGATTTGCTTACGAATACTATACAAAAGTAAACGTGCTGCAACAAATTGATAGTTTGGATGTTCTAAGTCGATGAGATCACTAGCAGATCTAATAAGGATCTCCTGTATCTCAGCAGTACTCATACCATCATAGAATTGAATACCAGATTGTATCTCAACCTGACTAGCAGAGACACCTGCTAATCCGTCACAGCACTGTTCTACCATGACATGTATCTTACCTAAATCTATAGGATCAATAGATCCATTCCTTTTAACAACCTTGAGACCGTTACTCATATTCTCTTCCAAGATGTGAACTTAAGTTTTGCTTCTAAACCAGAATATACATTAGATTCTACCACAGATTGTACATCATGCCCAGCTAATACCATATCATTTATGTCTTTTTGTTTTACATTGTTTGGGAAGATGACAACGGACGCACCTCTGTCGATGGACTTGGAGATTCTTGCTGTAATTTCCTTATTCCTTGGCTCGTTATCATAAACCCAAACAGGAGTGCTAACACCCCACTTCCTAACATCACCGTCTGCACCGCACATAGCGATGCTATTGCGAAGAAACGTGCTGTCGAACGGTCCTTCTGTAACGAAGACTGGAGCATCTCCTCTGATGTTATCCAGTCCGTAGATCTTTGGTGCTTCATCATCAATCATTATAGTAATATATTTAATCTTGCTGGGACCAAGTGCTCTGCCTTGGAATCCAACTAGATTGTTTTGATAATACAAAGGAATAATAATCCTTGGTTCATCATATTTTAAATCACTCTGTCCAAAAGTAGGGACTTGAGTATTAGTCCACCTCTTGAAATTCTCCGCATAATAAAATTTATTCGGATCAAGTTTTCTACCTTCTAAGTATGTTACAGCAGCAACATTTGTACTTGCTTTTGGTAGATCTAGACCAAGTGGTTTAGGTTTGAATTTTGGTTTCTCAAAATTAAAATCGGGTTCAACAACCTGTTCGGTGTTGTAACCCGACTGAAATTTTTCCATGACGTACTGCTTGTGCAGAACAACGTCTATCTGTTTGAGAAAATTATGAAAAGACAAACTAGCACCACAGTTATGGCACTTATAGTTAGTATGTGTCTTCTGGGCATATAGATACCCTCTAGCTTTATTTTTATGCTTCTTAGAGTCTCCGCAAATAGGGCAACGGAAGTTATAAAGGTTAGGTTTAACCCTCTTAAACTTACTCAAGCGTGATGATACTAGACCAATAAATCTAGTGTCAACGTAATCCATTACACAAATCTATATGCTTGACAAGTCTAGCATTGCCAGAATCTACTGTCAACGTTTGATTCCCATAAACAAGCACTCATAAGTCCTGTATACAGGATTACCTTGTTTGTAACCGTTAACCAATAATACACACTCTCTGATCTAATCATGGTTGCTCAATGCAATCAAGATTATTTATTTTGATATATTCTCTACTGGCGTTGGTGGCATAAAATTTTTAATAACTAATTGTCCGACTGGACTAACGATGAAAGATATAATACTAAGAGCACCAAATATAGTCCACATCTTCTTCTCCATGATACGGAGTCTGTCGTCAACTTTACGTATATCTCTTTCACAACCCTTCTTAATCTCCTCTGCTTTACGGTTTACTTCACGGTGAACTGACTCCACCTTCTCAAACAATACAGCATCTATACGATCTTGCTTATCTAATTTCTCATTATGAACTGCCAGAAGTTCACCCATCTTTACAGAATTATCTTGTAGAGATTGAACAACCTTTTCTAACCTCTCCAGTATGGCAGCATTAATACCTTCAGACATTACTCTACCGTCCAATGCTTTCTGGTATTTTTTGCATAGATATATCTCTTCTTCTTTTTACGTACTGGAGGATCATCTCCTGCCTGTATAGACCCACCAATCTGTCCACCACCAATATTATTTGTAGGTGCAGCAACTGCTCCCTCTTCTTCAACTTTACCGAGAGTCCTAATCATTTGTATTATGCGATCAAGATTCGTCGCCATCTTTATATACCTTGTGAAGTTCTGCCAAGCAATCCAGATCAACTGGAATATCATGAAATTTTGTCTTAGGATGATCTGGCATCCTATTCAAAAATATGATGAATGTCTTCATCACATCCCATAAATCATCTTCTATCTTATAAAACAACATAGGAGTTGTTGCATCACCAAATATATTATATAAGACTATAAAATGGTTAATAAGCAAATGAGTCTTAAGTTGACCCGTATTCTTATACCGTTTTAATAGTCTTTTAATGTATTTAAAATGATTTAGATCTTTATCGAAATCCTCTTTTGTCACCGCTTGAGGATTCTCATAGTTTTGAATGGCAAATAATAAAAAGTTACCATCATTCAATTCATTAAATATCATATCATATTAATGCAGTTTTTTAGACTGTTGGGTTTGTATCGTATACAGGTACGTTTCCAGTTGTAATTCCAGACATTGCCACTAGAGTCTCTTTCTTAACTCTAAGTTCTCCATGCTGATCGACGTAAGTTGTAACACCAACCCATCCACCGTGAGCAACTTCATACTTAGAAGTAGCAGTATTAGTTAGGTTTGCATCAGCAACACCATAAGTTAGTTGGTCAGCGACACCTACTGAACTATTCTCACTCTGGGATGAATCAAGGACAGTATACTTAGGTTGCTGTGTTACGGTAAAGTCTGTGCCAGCAATCGCCACACCACTTAATCCTGCAGTAGAACCAATTGTTAATTGCGTAGCACTTGCAATGCTTACAATTACTGCGTCACCAAAATATGTACCTATCCCCGCTTGAGAGATGTTACCAAACCTTATAACGTCACCTTCCTGTGCTGAACCAGAAGCACCAAATGCTGTGCCAGTTGCAGTTACAATACCAGTGGCATAATTCAACCAGACTGTTCCAGCCGAAGTTACGTTATCGCTATTACCCCAGAGTGCCATGTGCTTACGTCCGTAATAAAATCTTTTTGCCTGTTTTTATTTATGTGTTCGACAACCTTTAGACTGCTCCCAGTCTCATTGCCTTTTTCACCCGTGCGACCAGTTGATCGTCCACGTCGTTATCAGTATATTTAGCATAATCTTCAAGCATCTCAACAGCAAATTGCTTCATCTGTTTCTTGAAGACCTTCCTTACTAACATTAAAAGCAAGGGTTTGATCATTAAAAATATCAAACTCATGAGTAGTACTTAACTGCTGCGTCATAGTAATCACCCATATTGTGATCTGTTACTCCATCAAATCTTGTATCCTTTTCATCCTTTAATTTAATAACTGGATGAGTGTGTACATAGCCAGCGAGCCAAGGAGGAGTCCCTGGAACAATGTCATCACCATGCACAAACCGAAGATGTTCAAGATCCTTAATCCTCTTTCTTAACTTACGTCCACCTGGTCTAGGTGATCCAGCAGTTACAAGTGCAACATTCTTATTACCTGACTCCCATAATAAATCAGCAATTAATGTTGCGGTAGCTCCACCAAGAGAGTGACCTGCAATAACAAGTTTCCTCTCTGGATTCAATCCCTCATATGCTACCACTAGTTCTGCTAGTGTCCTGTTAGCATTGTTCTTGAATCCTCTGTGACAATCGTCACGTTTAATAAGAAACTTCAGATTGGTTACCCAGTCTGTAGTCTCATTAGTTCCTTCTACAGCAAGAATAGTATAATTTGAAATCTTCCTGCTAACCAAATAGTCTTGACTATGAGGATACACATCCCTACAACACTTAAGTGCCTCAAGGATTACCTCCTTTGGTAACGTCATTTTAAAATAGCAACTGTCGCTATTTAGTATGTTTTTTTAACAGGCTTATCATCTTTTTGAGATTTTATAGCCTTTAGTAAATATTTCTTATTCTTTTTCTTATTCCCTTTGTCTTCGGCACCGTCTTTGATATCAGGCATTATCTCAACGCTTGCCGATGTTACTTTTTTTCTTCTACCTTCTCCTCTGTATCACACTTCTCCTTGCTCTTAACCTTCTTACTATACTCGAAGAGTCTCTTTGCAGTACTCTCTTTTTTCTCTTTTAAATCTGATAATTTAACACCACGTACATGGTACTTTGCTTCAGTTAGTTCACCAAGAGTTTCTAATGCTTTGTTAACTATATCCCACTGTTCATCAATTCTTTCCTCATTTGTCTTCTCAACTTCTTCTCTAGCAATAGCAGCAGGAACCTTTGTTACGTCACGTATTTCAGCACCATGTGATTGCTTAACACCAGCACCAACACGTAAATTTACAGCAGGATCAGGTGATCCAGCATTTGCTTTTGGATCTTTGATTGTAAAGTTATCTTCACCACCTTTCTTCTGTAGTTCAGGGATAGATGATGACTCATCCTTCTCCACTGCAGGAACCTTACCAATAGGAGTATCAAATTCTCCACCACCTTCACCACTACCTTGCTTCTGCTCGGCAGGAATTCCATCCTCCTCAATAGCAATTGGTTCGGACTGTTGGAAACCTGTTCCACCCATCCATTGGGAGTACGATTCGATCAGTGCTTTCGAATACTCATCATTGTGTTGAACACTGTTGACTGGTTTTTGCCTTTCCATGTGTGAAGATAGTACTTTTTCTGTCTTTATTTATACTCTCATGGTAATTGATAAGTCTAATATCCTTTATCCATGCACGAAACATCTCTCCATGCTCTGAAATAGCAATGACATAATTACCACCCTTCCTTTTTATAACTCCTTTGTCTCCAGTATTAGAGTTCATTATATGATCACCTTCAGAGAACACTTGAGTCTGTCTAACCTGCTGACGAAGTGCTTGTTCTCTTATTTTTTTAAAATTCTTCATACTAACCTGGTTTTGAATCGTGCCATTCTTCAGACCCACCTAATTGCTCGGATCCACCTACAGCAAATGGATTGTATTTTGCAGTAGCAATTCTATACATTTTCTCATGCATGGTCACTACCTCTTCAGCACTCTTCTCATAGTCAGGAGTGTACTCATGTCTTGATTGATAGTTATCTGCTATCTCCTCTTCAGGTCTTGGAACATCATCAAACCAATGATCATATGGAATTGGTTCTTTCTTCTCACTCTTATCTAGATAAGAAGGAGTAAAAGGATCTTGTGTTAAATCAAAAAATCTAGACAAACGTTTAAGGTTTGTCTCTACAATTTTTTTTGGTAATAATTTATTAATAAAACTCATAATACTCATTTGAATTTCGCAGGTAATCGTTGCTTAATTTCTTCCATTAGAGCTTTGCAATCTGGATCTTTTAATGCTGTTGGAATACCCTTCCTAAAAGTTTTAAAGTCACCAGCAAATGCTGCTCTTCTCATTTTAGTTCCAGATATAGCAAACGTGTCACCGTCAGCATCTCTCGAACCAGATGATTGTATTTCAATTTTCCTAAAGTGAAA